TTACCTCCAGGAGGTCGTCGGGATGGTGGCGGTCGTGACGGACGCGGCCGACGCCTTCTTGGTGAGGGGGATGGCGGTGGTGCCGGTGAGGTTGCGGATCTCGCCGGTCCCCTTCACAGTGAGCGCTCCGCCGGTGACGTTCACCCACGCGGCGGGCATGCCGGTGACGCCGGCCTTCTGGACCACGTCGACGTTCCCCGCGAGCGCGAGGGTGAGCACTCCCGAGGAGGAGCCGGCGACGTTGATCAGTCCGCAGTCGTTGGTGGGGGCGAGGGAGAAGTCGGCGAACGTGTCGCCGATCACGCCGATGGTCGCCTTCACGCGGGTCGAGGGGGTTGGGCCGTAGTAGGAGCCCTGCTCGATGTCGATCATCGCGAGGCTGTTCTCCTGGAAGATCGGGTCGATGATCCACGTGGTCACCCCGGTCAGGCGCATGCCCACGGTCGGGTATCGGGCGTCCTTCTTGGCGCGGGCGAGGCATCCGACGTAGACGGCGGAGTGGTCGAGCGACTCGGCGGCGAGACCCTGCCGGAACCCGATCTCCTCGTAGTCGAGGGCCTGGCAGTTGATGTACGTCGTCCGCGAGTGGATCGGGGTGAGCGGCCACGTGCCGCCGTTCGGGTTCGGGTTGCCCTGCGGCACCGTGAACCCCGCGGTCGGATCGGTGAACCCGGCACACGCGCCGATCGAGATGCAGTCCACGTACCAGGTGTTGCTCGAGCGGGTCTGGAACCCGGCGAAGTCGGAGTCCTTCTCGCCGCCGGAGATGACGCCGTTGACCTTGCAGCCGATGAAGAAGACGCTGTCCGCTCCGTGGTGGGTGTCGAAGCCGGGCGCGTACGTGTCCTCGGTCTTGCAGTCGACGACGTAGACGAAGCGCTGGATGCCGTGTCGGAGGGTGTCACCGACCGCGGTGAGGTAGCCGGTGTTGCCGGTCGGGTTCGTGGTGACGCCGTGTCGGACGTTCGAGAAGACGCAGTCTTCGATGATGAAGTTGTGCGCGGTGCCTTCGAGCTCGACGCCGTACCCGTAGCCGCCCTCGGTGGAGTCGGACGCGTTGGGGAGTCGGAGAACCTGAGCACCGGACACCTTGCCGCCGTGCGGGGACGCGAGGCGATAGGCGTTGCGGTAGCCGGACTTGAACACGTCGTGCTCGTAGCGGCCGTGCACCGCGCCGCGAATGTCGACGGCTGCGGCGCGGGTGATGCCGGACGCGTCGGGGTCAGTGGTGGTGTCGAAGATCATCCCGTCGGTGCGGCTGATGAGGTTCGAGAAGTAGTCCCCGGCGGGGAACTTCGTGGACGGCGCGTAGCCGCCCTGGGAGCCGCCGAGCTTGCGGAGGGAGCGGGCGACGGTGACCTTGGACCAGTCGTAGAGGGTGGTGCCCTTCGTGACGACCTGCCCGTCGGCCGCGATCTTCCCGACGACGGTGCCCTTGCGGGTGACGTTCTCGCCGACCTGGAACGTGCCGATGACGCGGCGGGCGACGACGCGCTTGTTCGACGACCCGTTGTAGTCCTCGCCGTACGCCTCGATCTTCATCTTCGCGCCGGACGTCGCACCGGTGAGGGTGTCGTCTTCGACGAGGGTGGTCGTGCCCGAGATGAGGAACGTGACGCCGAGGATGGTCAGCGCTTCCGCCATGACCGCCTTGCCGGTCTCGCGGGGGGTGTCGCCGTTGCTGAGCAGATCGTGGAGGGTGCTGCCGGGGAGGCTCCACGAGTAGAACCCGTCCGTCGCCGTGCTGGTCCCGGACCGGACCGCGCCGGACGCGACGACCTGCCAGGCCATGTCCGCGCAGAACTTCTGCAGATCGGCGGCCGGCACGTCGAAGAAGTTCGCCGTGTGCTTGTTCTTCACGCCGACGGTCTTCACCGAGAAGTCGAGAACCTCGACGTTCGGGCTGGGCGCGATGAGCTGCCGGACGAGGGTGTTGCCCTCGCCGACGAACCCGCCGACCCCGCCACCGATGAGGTGCATGTTCTTGTCGTTGAAGTTCGACGCCGAAGTGGTCGCGCCGATCTTGTACAGGTTCGGGACGACGATCGCCTTCTTCTGCGCGTGTGCGGCGTTGGCGAGGGCGGTGATGTCGTTGATGACCGGCGCGTCCGGGTCCCACGGGGTGAGTCCCCACTTCGGGTCCGCGGCGTTCAGGTAGCCGACGGTCTGCTCAGCGACTCCGCCGGCCTGCAGCTCCTTGACGGCGACGGCGATCGCGTCGACGAAGGGGCGCCAGTCGGTGCTGTTCGCTGCGGGGGTGGCCGGGATGGTGGTGGGCACGGGTTCTCCTATCGGGGTGGCCCGCGGTGGCTGCCGGGCTGGTGGAACGCGAAAGCCCCCGCCTGTTTGGGCGAGGGCTGAAGGGGTAGTGGAGGGGCGGTGCTACACGGCGCGATGGCGGCCGGCAGCCTGCACAGCGGACGTGGCGCCGGTCGGCTTCCAAAGCCCGTAGTGGAGGCCCACGGCGATCAGGAACGTGGCGAGGCCCGAGAAGACGCCGGTCGCGATGTCGTAGCTCACACCGGCGTTCAGGGCCGCGAGGAGTTCCCCGCCGAGACCGGACGCGAACGCGAGTACAGCGAGGAGGATCGCCTTCACGGCGGCCGAGGTGGCGCGGGTGGTGACGAGGCCCACGAAGAGGGGCAGGACGACGGACACCAGCAGGCTGAGCAGCTGGATCCAGGTGGGGGCGAACGTGATCACGAGGTCTCCTTGGTTCGTCGGGGCTTGATGGGGATGGACTGGTCCGAGCCGGGCGCGGTCTTGAGCAGGTGCGGCCGGAACTTCCGCAGCCAGAGGACGACGACGAGGCCCGTGATGGTGAACGCGACGCACGTGTATACGGCGAGGCGGACGGCGGGGCGCCACCAGTAGACGTCCGGCGGGTACTGCCACCACTCGACGCCGTTGCGGGGATCGATGAAGAGGCTGATGAACACGAGCCCGATGACGCCGATCAGGGACAGCGCGAACAGGAGAACGAACTTCCCGGCGGTCGTCGCGAGCGGGTCGAAGAACACTGGGTAGGCGATGCCGAAGATCACGAGCATGACCGCGATGTAGGCGATGAGGATGTTGGACAGGATCCAGAACGTCGAGTTCGCCGCAGTGAGCACGGCGATCACGGTGTCGGTCATGGGTGGCGGCCCTTCGGCTTGAGCGTGTACTCGAAGTCGTCGCCGAATCCGTTGGACTCCTTGCGACTGATGAGCCAGGCGGTGATGAGGTTGACGCGCTCCTGCTGAGACTCGACGCGCTGCACGGACTCGGCCGCCCGCGCCGTCAGTTCGGCCGGATCGACGCGTCGGATGCGGCGCTTGAACCACTTCATGAGGGCACCTCCCCACGCTTGGGGACGGTCTCCTCGAAGAAGTGCTTCGTGATCTCGTTGGCGGTGAGCAGCTGCCCGTTCTGCTTGAGCAGCTCGCTGTTCGCGACGCGCAGCTCGAGCGCTGACTCCTCGAGTCGGCGGTAGCGTGCACCGGGCACGAGGGACTCGCGGGTGTACCCGATGATCAGGTACAGGCCGAGCCCGATGAAGAGGGACCAGCCGCCGAAGGCCGCCCAGTCGCGGGTGAGTAGGGCGGTGATCGGATCGGCGGCTTCAGTGGCGAGCATTGGTCCTCCTCTCAGAGGGAGGATCGGCTACTTCTGGGGCGCGTCGGTGGGGACGGGGATGCCGAGGTGGCGCATGATCGCGTCGACCTTGTTCTCGGTGTTCGTCGCCCTCTTCTCGACGCGCTCCGCGGTCTCGCGCGCCGCCTTCGAGTCGGCGTGCGCCGCCTGCAGGTCCTTCTTGTCCTGGTCGGTGTAGAGCACCATGTCGTCTTCCTCCTGTGTCGTGTCGTTCTGCTGGTAGGCGCGCGCCTTGGCGACGAGCGCGTCGAGGTCCATCGACGGGCCGGGGCACATCGTCGGGTAGGACGCACCCCACCGGGTGTAGAGCTCCCGGTGCCCGACGACGTGGTCGCGGTCGATGGGGAAGCCGTACCGCGTCGCGACGTCCGCGATGAGCCGTGCGAGGTGCTCGATCGTGCGCGGGTCGAAGCGCCAGTCGGGGGCGCGGGTCGAGTTGATGACCTCGGCGGTGATCGCTCGGCGATCGCACGCGGCGCCCTTCCCGCCGTCGGACGACGACCCGGACGTGAAGGCGCGCATCTCCTCGCGCACGACCCCGGTTGGGCCGGTCTCGTCGACGACGTAGTTCGACGAGACCTCCTTCGTCGGGATGGTCATCATGTCGACGACGCTCTGCGCGCGGGTGTTGTCGGCGTGGTGGACGATGAAGAGGTTCACCTTCGCGCCCTGCCGGGACGAGGACTGCGGCGACTCCTTCACGGAGGCGCGCGCGAGCTTCGAGTACGTCATGGCAGCTCCTAGCTGTGCGATCGGCCGAGGTACGAGAACGTGAGCGCGGAGCCGGCGGTGTAGATCGCCGCCGAGGTGGCGACCATGGTCACCCAGACCTTGACCTCGAGGTTCCCGCCCGGGTGGCTGACCACGGCGCCGTCGAACTGGTGGCGGACGCGCCGGTTGTCGACGTCCTCGCGGTAGTCGCCGACGACCGACTTGCCGTTGAAGGAGCTGGCGACGAGCATCTCGGAGAAGGCCGCGGCCTGGATCGTGTAGTCGCCGTGGATCGTGTAGTCGCCCTGCGGTGCGTTGAGCCACGTTGCGGAGAGGACCTCGAAGCGGATGTTCCGCTCAATGGGGCGGTCGGCTCGCGTGTCCATCTGCGAACGGGGCACCCACTTCACGCGCGGGCGAAGGTCCGGCTGCTCCCAGTACGTGCCCGACCAGTAGAAGAGCTCGACGGTCAGGTCGCCCGCGGTCGGATTGTCGGGGATCGCGACCCAGCACAGGCCCGGGAAGCGCTTGTCGAGCGGGAACGCGTCGCGCTGCGCAATCGACCCTGCGACGGTGCCGGCTCGCTTCGAGACGTCGCGGATCATCTCGTTGAAGGTGCCCGGCATGTTCGGCGGCAGGAACGCGCCCATCTGCAGGGCGTGGGAGTCCGGATCGCGGGTGGGCAGGATCCCGTTTTCGGCCATGTCAGCTCTCCTCGCTGGTGGTCGGCGCGCGTCGGCGGCCGATGATGAATCCGGCGAACACGACGACGGAGTCGCCGGCGGCCGGGTCGGTGATGTGGTCGAGGACCTCGATGCCGGCGAGCAGCCGGTTGTCCTGCGTGCGGACGGTCGCGGTGAGGACGGACCGGCCGCTGACTCCGCTCCGTCCGACGGCTTCGATCGTGCCGATCGGTTCCCGGGGAGTCGCGAGGCCGTCGACGAGGACGGTGCTGCCGTCTCGGGTGATGCGGACGATGTCGCCGTTCGTGGGCATGTAGGAGCCGACGATCCGCAGCGACACCTCCGCGCCGGTCTCGAGGCGCACGCGGGCGCGGTCGCCGTCTGCGCCGAGGAACGTGCCGGTGGTGGTGTCAGGCAAGGTAGGCGCTCACCTTCATCGTCGGCGACGTCATGTCGAGGTCGACCTCCTTGATGCGGATGCGGGCAGAGATGGTCTCTGACCACAGCTGCCCGACATCGCCGGGCTCGAGCCGAGGGTCGACAGGCATCTCGATGGAGACGCCGACTGCGCGCGGGGTGGTGTCGGCGGCGAAGCGTTCCGCGAGGTGCCGGTCGACCTGGAGCTGCTCGGTGAACGCGTCGACCTTGTAGGTCTTCGTGCGCCGCCCCCACGCGCCCTCGACCCGCGGTCCGTACCGGAGGGGCCCGGACTGGATCCGCTTCTCGGCGGTCAGGGTGACCTGGTCGGGCCCTTCTGCGACGACGACGATCCGGTTCGGGACGTCGTTCGAGTCCCACTCGTCGACCTGCACCGAGCCGATCGCGACTCCGGGCGCGCCGGCGAAGGCGCCGTCGTGCAGCGTGAACGTGGGCGCGGGCCACTCGTTGGGGCGGATGCCGACTGACCCGTCCCAGCGCATGAAGGGCACGCCGCCGACGAGGTTCACGAGATCGAACGCCGCCTCGAGCCGGTTCTCCGGGTACTCGACGAGCGCGGACACTGTCGCGTTGCGGTCGATCTGCACGGGCAGGCCGAGCAGGTCGGCGAGCTCGCTTCGCATCGAGCGGCCCACGGTGGACTGCAGGACGTCGGCGATCGGTTCGCGCTGGGTCCCGGCGAACGCGTCGTCGAGTCGGAGCGTGATGGTCTCGGCGGTGGTGCGGCGGGCGCCGCCGATCGTCGCGAGGCCGCGATCATCAGCGCGGGGCTGGGTGATCTCGAACTTCCCGAGGACCGTCGCGGAGTGGAAGCCTCCGGCGCGGACGTGGCAAGTGACCTCGAGCCAGTTCCCGTACGGCGAGAGCGGATCGCTGATGTGCTTCGGTTCGTGGCTTCTGCCGGAGACGTCGGCGAACGCGAGCGTCGCGGATCCGCTACCGCACACCTGCCGGGTCGCGTCGAAGTTCAGCCGGCCAGTCACGATGGGGACCACGGGGATCGACTCGTGGTCCCACTCGCGGAGCGCTCGTGCCGTGTAGGTGACGGTGTGCGTTCCGGAGAGGACACGGTCGAGGCCTGCTGCTGCGGGCCTCACCGGGACGCCCAGCCAACGACCTGCGGCGCCTGCATGGCGTCCGCCCAGGAGGCGAACGTGGCGTTGAAGCCGCTCCAGCCGCCGTTGTCCCGCACCCATGCTTCGAGGTCCGCCCAGGACGCGCGACGGGGGAGCGGCCGGCGCGCCCACCCGAGTGCGACGAGGGAGCGGTTCGCGGCGGACCAGGTGGGGAAGGTTCGGGTGAACCCCTCCCAGCCGTAGTTGTCGCGGAACCATGCGGTCCAGTCCTCGTGGGTGACGATCGCCTCGACGAGCGCGGGGGACGGGGGCTGCACCTCGGTCGCGCGCAGCGCCCACTCGGCGCGGGGGTTCCCGTTGCCGTCGCCTCCCGGCCACCACTGCGGCTCGGGCTGCTCGACGCGGCCGAAGAAGGTGCGCGGGATGAGGGGCGGGACGTTGCCCGCGACGCGGAAGCAGAGGACGCCGGAGCCGAGGTCGTCGTCGTAACCGCCGAGGAGCGCCTCGAGGGCTTCGGCTTCCGCGTCCTGGTAGGTGACGACGTCGAGCGCGAGTCGCGCCCAGCCTCCGCGGACGGTGTTGACGGAGACGGGGACGGACCGGTTCGCGATGGAGACCAGACCTCCGCCCATGGCTCGGGTTCCGCCGGTGATCGCGTTCCTTCCGAGGGCGAGGGTGAGTGCGTTCGCGGGCCGCGTCGGGTCGTGGATGGTGACGGTGCTCGGCTTCGTCGGCATCCTGATGGTGCTCGACTGGGCCGTCGCGAGGACCGCGCCTGCGGCGTCGACGGCGGTCGCGGTGTAGGTCACGGGGAGGCCGAAGGGCATCTCGAAGTCGCGGACGAAGAGGTCGTCGTTGCGGTCGAGCTCGACGAAGCCGCGGGTGAGGAAGTCCCGCCGCTCCTGCCTCCGCGTCACGGTGACGGTCGAAGTCCCCTCGGGCGGGGATTCGACCGTCACCTCGGCGTGAGGAGTGAGCACTCCGAGGGGGCGCGCTGCGGCAGTGACGATCATGGTCAGCTCCACTTCCCTCGTTCGCGGTCCTGCTGGATTCGGTCGGTCGCCTCGCGCACGACGCCGCGCACCGATCCGAGGAACGCGCCAGTGTCGAGGTAGAGGTTCCCGAGCAGCTCGCGCGGGCTGTTGTCGGTCGTCGCGGGCGCGGCGACGAGGACGCCACCGTCGGCCATCGGCTGGACGCCCATCCGCCGCATGGTTTCCACGAGGATCGCCATGGATCGCGCGGACCCGTCGAGGGGGATGTACGACTCGGGGACGTCCGATCGGTCGCCGACTACGCGCCACGTGGATGCGGGGACGACCTGGGCGACGGACTGCATCGGGGTCAGCCCCCGCATGCCGCCCTGGGCGTAGAACTCGATGATCCCGCCGGCCGCTTGGTAAGCGGCGGCCACGGCGCCGCGGTCGGCGCCGGTGGTCTGCACGACCTGGTTGATGACGACGTCGCGCCGGCCGGGGATGTTGTTGAGGTCGCGGACGAACTGCGCGATCTTCGCGGACGCGCCGGCCGTGTCGGCGGTCACGACGACGGATCCGTCGGGCAGGGTGACGATCGCGTTCCCGAGGAGCTCGACCTTCCCTCGCTCGCCGTTCGCGTTGGAGTCGAAGTAGGTGCTCTTCTGGCCGGGCGTCTGGTTGATCGTCCCGATCAGGTTCCGCGCCTGCTCCTCGGTGAGGCCCATCTGCACGAGCTGTCCGACCAGGGCGTTCGTCGCGGTGTCGTAGCGTCCGGCGAGCTGCTCCTGCGACTCCCCTGCTGCGCCGGCCGCGGCGACCTCTTCGGACATCGCGGCGATCGAGTTGCGGACCTGCTGCTCGAGGATCGCACCCGACTCGGAGGTGGAGAGGTTCGCGAGGTCGACGCCGTCGAGGGCGAGCTTGGAGCCGTCGGCGGAGTAGCCGACGCCGTCGATCGCCGTCGCGAGGCGGAGGCTGGCGTCGTTGAGGTAGCCCATGGCGACCGCTCCATCGCCGAACTCGTTGAGCTTGACGCGCGCTTCGGAGAGGGCGCCGCCCATGTTCTCGCGGAGGTTGTCGGCGGCGGTGTTCGCCTTCTCGTCGAAGCCCTCCATGTCGTCGATGAGCGTGTTCAGGCCGGTGAGGTCCTGGTCTCCGGGCAGCCACTCGAGGAAATCGCGGAGCCCGATCACGGTGTCTCGGAGCGGACCGGCAACGAACTCGCCGAGCGCTTCCCCGCCGGAGGCGGCTGACTCGACCATGGAGTCGCCGAAGTCGAGGGCTCCGTTGGCGAGGTCGAGCATGAACTGCAAGACCGGGCCGCGGTTCTCGGACACGAAGGTCGCGAGCTCGCCGAGCGGCTCGGAGAAGGCGGCCGCGAGGGCGCCCTTCATGCCGTCCGCGGCGACCTCGATGTTGCGCTGCGCCTGGTCGAGCTTCGACGCGTCGTTGTCGGCGAGGGTGCTGAACATCTTCTGCGCTGCGCCCTGCACGCCGTTGAGCTGCTCGACGGCGGTCGAGAGGTCGAGATTGAAGAGGGCGTCGCCGAGGTCCTCGGCCTGGGTGCCGAACAGGGCGACGGCCGCGGCGTTCCGGGCGACGGGGTCTTCGATGGCGCGGAGTCCGTCGAGGACCTGGTCGAGCCCCTCGCGGGCGTCGGCACCGCCGCGGGCGATCTTCGCGGTCATCTCCTCCGCGTTCATGCCGAGGGCCTGGAAGCCCTCGGCGCTGGCCTTCGACCCGTCGGTCGCGCGGATCTGGAACTCCTTGAGGGCGTCGGCGGCGAGATCGCTGTTGCGGGCGCCGCCGACGAGCCCCTGGTTCACGAGTCCGAGGGCTTCCTCGCCGGAGAGGCCGAGGCGCTGGAAGAGGGCCGGGTACTCGGTGAGGGTGTCGAGGAGGTCCTCGTTCCGGTTCAGTCCTTCGCGGGCGCCGGTGGCGAGCAGGTCGAAGGCCTCGTCTGCGGACTTCGCGAGGCCGGTGCGGAGGAGCTGGGTGACGGCGACGGCGACCGGCTGGACGTCTTCGCCGAGGACGTCGGCGATGCCGGAGAGCCCCTCGACGACGCGCTTCGCGTCGCGCGTGGTGGTGTCCGGGTCGATGAGGTCGAACTGCAGGCCGAGGCGGGTGATGTCCATGTTCTGCTCGATGGACTCGCCGAAGCCGTTCGCGTAGGCCTCTGACGCGGTCCGCCCAAGTCGGACGGCGTCCTGCTCGCTGATGCCGGTGAGTGCCTCGAGGCGGTCGAAGCTGCGCTCCTGCTGAAGGCCGTCCTGGATGGCGTCGAACAGGGCCTTCCCGGCGGCCTGGCCGATGCCGACGACGGCGCCGACGATGGGGATGCTCGCGAGCGCGCCGAGGATCCCGGCGGCGAGGTTGGCGCCTGCATCGTCGCCGCCGCGCTCGCCGGCTTCGGCCGCGTAGTCCGCGACGGACGAGAGCTTCTGCTTCGCGCCGCCTTCGTTCACGTCGACCTGCATCGTGGCGCGGGCGCCCTCGAGGCGGGCGAGCGCCTTGCGGGCGGAGTCAAGCGCGGCCTCCGCCTTGTAGGTGTCGGCGCGGACCTCGGTCGTAGCGGGCTGAGCGCGCAGCTGCTCGAGCTGCGCTTCGAGGCGGCCGACGCGGTCCTGCGCCTGGTCGACGTTCGCGTTCACGCGGACGGCGACGTCCTGGGAGACGAGGCGCTTCGCGGCGCTCTCGACCTTCCCGAGCCCGTCGACGGCGTCCTGAATGTCGGCCTCGACGTCGATCTGGGAGCGGGCGCTGGTGAGTCCGGCGAGGTTGCGGCTGAGGCGCTGGAGCTGCGCCTCGGCCTTCTTCACGTCGGCGTCGACGTCGAGGCCGCCGGCGCCGAGCGCCTTCAGCTCTTCGAGTCGCTGCTCGACCCGGGCGATATTCTTCTCGCCCTGGTCGATCTTCAGGTCGATCGAGGCGACGGTCTTCTGGGAGACGAGCTTCTTCGCGGCCTTCTCAACCCGCTCCATCCCGGCGATGGCGTCCTTCTCGTCGGCGTCGATCTTCTTCGTGATCGGCTTCGACTCGATGCGCTGCGCGGTCGTCTTGACGAACTGCTCGGCGGCGTCGATGTCGGTGGTGTTCGCGGAGAAGACGACTTCGAGGTCGACGACGGGGTTCGCCATGGGTCACCTCCGGGTGAGTACTTCCCGCAGGCGGGTGGGGGAGTCGATGAGGGTGAACAGGAGCGCGCGGATCCCCGGCCATGGGCGGGCGAGGACGGCGGGGTCGTGCAGGTCGACGCCGTTGATGACGAGCTCGGCGACGACGGCGCGCCAGTTCTCGACGAGCGCGGTCGCGGTGACGTCGACGGTCGACGCGGGTGTCGCGCCGACCGTCGCGCTGTCGGCAGTGGGCGCGGCGCTGAGGGGTGGGGTGCGGTAGTCGGCGAAGACGGGGACGCCGTCCTCTTCGCCGATGGGGTCGCCGATGCCGTACTGCGCCCACTGCTCCGGGGTGAGCGCGCCTACGCTTTTGGGCTGTCGGTGCCCGCCTCCTCGGCGTCAGCGTCGCCGTCCTCGAAGAAGAGGCGGGCCATGGCGTCGGCGTACTGGCGGCCGTGGGTCCAGTAGTAGACCGAGTAGTAGGCGGCTCGGTCGATGGTGGTCGGGTGCAGGCCGGCGGCGACCATCTGCTGATGCACGTCACCGAGGGCGGGGTGCTCGTGCTGGCCGATGGTGTCGAGGACGGACTGCACCTCGTCGGGCACGGATTGCTTCCTGAGGCGGGCTTCGCCGAGGACGGCGAGGGCGAAGAGCTTCCCCATCTGCTCGGTGCTGGGCGGCGCCACCTCGTAGGTGACGCCGCCGTACAGCAGCCGCAGCGGCGGGATGGCCCAGGCCTCGAAGTCGACCGCCGGCACCTACGCTCCGCGGGTGTAGACGAGCGGCGCGGACACTCCGCCCGGGGTGGTGACGACGACGGGCACGGCGCCCGCGTCGCCGGCGGGCATCTGCAGCGCGATGGTGGCGCCGCTGATGGGGAGGAACTCGACGGGGTCGCCGTCGACGGTGACGGACGTCGCGCCGAGGAGGCCGCTGCCGTTGAGGGTCACGAGGTCGTTGTCTCCGGCGAGCTCGGGGACGATGTTGCCGAGGATGGGAGCGGTGACGCCCCAGCCGGGGAACGGGTTCGGGATGCGCTCGTACTCGCCCTTCCCGGTGAGGGTGTAGGCGAACGTCTCGTTGGCGCCCTCGGGGCCGGTGTTGGAGCGGCTGCGGGAGACGGTGAAGAGGCCGCGGCCGGCGTCGTTCGGGTTCGGCTTGCCGGTCTCGGGCTTGTGGTACCAGCGGACGTCGACGACTGCGGCGTCGCCGGTGGAGCCGGTGCCGATCCGCGCCTCGAGCGCCTCGATCTCGGGGAGGTAGAGCCCGGTGGTGAGCGACCGGTTCACGAGGAGGCTGAACGCGAGCGAGATCGACCAGCCGGTGACCTCGTCGTTCGGCGCGCCGAGGTCGTCGTAGGTCTGCGCGGACGCGGTCTGCGGCGCGGGTGTGCGGTCGAGTCCGAACAGGCGGCGGATGGGCTGCCAGATCGGGTTCGCGTAGGTGCCGAGGTTGACGTCGGCGCCGTGCTCGAAGGACTTGCCGAGGGTGACGCCGGCGGGAAGGGGGACGCGGTTGCTCATTCTGAGGCCTCCGGGTTGTCGAGGGTGATGGTGTAGTTCTCCGAGCGCTGCTCGCGCCCGTTGTCGTCGGCGCCGAGAGGCCCCATCGAGGTGCGGCTGATGCCGTTGATGCCGCCCCCGCGGGGGCGACCGTGAAGGACGAGGAACGCGAAGTGCGCGAGGTGGTCGGCCCCGTCGGGGCGGCCTTCCTCTCCGCGGATGGTGAGCTGGACGCGGCGGGTCGGCGCGCCGGAGTCGTCGACGGAGTCCGAGGATCCGTAGACGCGGACACCGATGGCACGGTCGGGGGTGGTGTCGATCGGGCCGTAGAAGATCCCGACCTCGGCCGCGGTGTAGGCGGGGCCGTGCTCGCGCCAGGCCCACCCGGGAAGGCGGCCGAGGATGGCGCAGACGAGCTTCGTCAAGGTCGCGTCATCCACCGAGCTGTGCCCTCACTGCGGCGGCGACGATCTGGCCGACGTCGACCTCGAGCGCGGCGTTCTCGAGGAACTTCGCCTGCCCGCCCTTCGGGTGCTGGAAGTCGAGGCGCTCGTGGACGAGGAACGAGTAGGGCGCCGTGAAGCGGACGGTGGCGGTGAGGTCGTCGGCGACCACTCGGCCCGAGCGCTTGAGGCGGCCGGTGCGGACTGGGACCCTCTCGCGTGCTCGGGCGAGCGTCTCGCGCGCCGCCTTCTCGATGCCGTCCTGGGCGGCCTTCTCGACGTCGGTCAGGATCGGCCGGAGCATCTTGGGCATGGCGTCTCCTCGCTACTTCAGGGACAGGACGAGGTGGGAACTGAGCGGCGGCGGGTTCTCCTGGCGGCTGACCGCGAGGACCACCGCTTCTCGCTCGCTCTCGGTGCCAGGCCAGACCGTGACCTTCGCGCCGGCGCGGACCGCCGAGTCGAGTGGAACGGTCACGGTGGATGAGGACACCGACTGCGCTCCGTCGGCGGTGCGGACCAGCTGCTGCTCGTCCTTCACCTCGGCGCGGAGCTCGCGACGCGGGCCGAGCGTCGAGCCCATGCCGCCGCTCGCGGAGACGTCGCGGACGACGACCGTGTGCGGGAACCAGAAGCTGCTGCCCCAGCCCATCAGTAGTCGCCTTCCGGCCACACCTTCGCGACGTGGCCGCCCTTCGGGAACGAGCCGATCGGACCGACCGCTGCCGCGCTGCCGGAGCAGAGGTAGCGGAGCGCAGCCCGGTCGTCCGATGAGAACGCGGACGCGACGTCGAACGACATCGACGTCCCGTTCCTGTTCATCGACCGCACCCGACTCATCTCAGGGTCGGGAACCGACTTCGCGATGCTCTTCAGCAGCGCGATTGCGTCCTTCCCCTGCTCCGTCTCGCCGTCCAGAGTGCCGAGACAGGGGGCGATGGTCCGCGCGTACGCGAGCACCCGCCGGCCGAGGTCCTCGTCCGAGCTGACGTTCGAGTGCGTGATCACGCCCATCGCCCCTCCTCGTCACTTCTTCGGGGTGCCGACGAGCCCGATGGACTCGACGTGCTTCAGCGACGCGGCCGTGTAGCCCGACCCGACGACGTCGCCGCGGTACAGGTACCGCTCTCCGCCGTCCTTGAGGGCGAGGACGACCGCCGCGCCGAGGACGACGCGCTGCGGCGTCTCCGGGTCGTTCGCGGGCTCCTGCGCGGCCTTCTCGGCCTCGATGCGCTCGGCTTCGGCCTTCTCAGCGGCGGCCTTCTGCTCCGCGGTCTGTGCCGCGGCCATCAGAGACCGGTCCCGGTGATCTTGAGGCCGGCGCGCGCCTCGAGGACGACCGGCACGGCCACGCGGCGGGCGCGCAGACGGTACTGGTCGGTCTCGTCCTCGCGGATCGACTTCGTCTCGACACCGAAGGTGCCGGACGAGGCGTAGCCGGGGGAGTTCAGGTTCTCGTCGGCCATGCCGCCCAGCTGCTCGCGGTCGAGCAGGAGCGGGTCGGTGCCGATGATGTGGGGCGACGTGACCCACGTGAATCCGAGGAGGTTGACCGGAAGGGCGCCGTTGACGATCGGGTTGCCGTTCTCGCGGGGGAGGACGTTCGCCGACACGAACAGCGACATGACCTTCGCGTACTGCGCGCCCGAGAGCGCGACGGTGTCGAGGTCCAGGCCGAGGGCGAGGTCGTCGCGGTTGGCCTTCGCGGCGAGCAGCGCGCCGACGACGTTGCCGACCGACGTCCACGCGGACGACGCGTAGGTGTCGGTGATCTTCGACGCGATGACGGCCATCGCGATGCCGTCGATCTGACGGATGACGCCGTTCGAGAGCTTGGTCAGCGCCCGGTCGACCGGGTTCTGGCCGAGCCGCGAGATGGCCTCGTCGGTGACGACGGAGTCCAGACCCCACTTGGTCGTCTTCGCGGCCGCGAGCTCACCGCGGGTGAGTACCGTGATCGGGTACTCGCCACCCGGCTCGATCGCCTCAGGAGCGTCGGCGGGGAAGATCTCCTCGCCGGTCTCGTAGAAGATCCCGCCCGCGGTCGCCTGGAAGCGTCCGGCGAGCAGGAAGTCCGCGATGAACCGCTGCGAGGACAGGTCCGCGACCCGCTTCGCGATGACTCGCGGGTTGTTGAGGAGCAGGTGGATCTGCTCCGCGCTGAGTGCTCCCGTGGGGCGGGGCACCGGGTAGGTGTACGACGCCATGTCGTCCTCTCCTTCTAGATGAACAGGACGTCGATGACGTCGTTGTCGTTGGTGGCGGGCTCGAGGGCGAGCCCGATGGGGTTGGTGGTCGCGCCGACGGTCTGGATCTTCCCTGCGGCGGCCGAGGAGACCTTGGCGCCGGCGGCGATCGCGCCGTTCGCGGTGAGACGCTGCACGCCGCCCGCGCGGGTGAAGACGGTGACCTTCTCGCCGGCCTTCGTGTCGGTGGCGGCGACGCCCACGACAGCGGCCGAGTCGGCGGCGGCGGGACCGACGCTGCGGGGGCCGGTGACGGCCACGAGACGGCCGCCGATGACGTCCGCCGTGACGGCGAAGGTCACCGCCTGGCCGGGCTTGAACTGCGGCTGGTAGTCGCCCATGGTCAGGACTCCTTCGTGTCGGTGGTGGAAGCCCAGCCCGCGTCGGCCATGAGCTTGTCGTCGGCCGAGGGGATGCCGTCGGCGTGGCCGACCTCGGTGACCGGGATGACAGTGTTCTTCGGGAGGAGCTCGATGAGGGCGGTGGTGCCCTCCTCGTTCTTCTCCAGCTGCTCACGCCAGGTGGTCGCGTTCGCGGGCGCGATACGTCCCTCGCTGAGGGCGGCGGTCAGGACGCGCTCGCGCCGCTCGGCGGCCTGGTTGGCGAGGGCCTGGACGCCGGCGGCGGCGTTGGCCTGCAGCTGCTCGAGCTGCGCGGAGTCGATGAGGGTCGTCCCGGTCGGGATGGCCGGGGCGGAGTTGCTGGGTCCGGCGAGCTTCTCGTCGACGAGAGCGAGGAGCTGCTCGTCGGTGAGGGCGGCGTCGGTCGCGCCGAGCCGCTCGCGGAGGCCAGCCTTGAGGGTGTCGCTCACGGGGAGCTCCTTCCGGTTGGTGTCTCCCGGCTCGGTGGAGCTCGGGAGGTCGAGGGACGCGAGCGACGGAATTGCCGCTCGCGCCTTGGCCGAGAACCGCGAGCGGTCCACGGGGTTCGTGGTGGGCGCGTCGACCCACTCGTCGGCGAGACCGGCGGCGACGGCCTCTTCGGCCGTGTACCAGGTCTCTGCCTGCATCGCGGCTCGCCAGGTGGCGCGGTCGCCGCCGGCACGGCCGACGTAGACGTCGGCGATCGAGTCCGACAGCTTGTGCAGGATCGAGGCGACCTCGTCCATGAGCTCGGCGTTCCCGTAGGCGCCGCCTGACGCGTCGTGAATCATGAGCTGCGATCCGCGGCTCATGACCACGCGGTCACCGGCCATGGCGATCACCGACGCGGCCGAGGCTGCCAGCCCGTCGACGTGGACGGTCACCTGCGCCTTGTGCCGGCGGATCGCGTTCATGATCGCGATGCCGTCCCACGCGGCTCCACCAGGGGAGTTGATGTAGACGTGCAGCTCGTCGACGTCGAGAGCCGCGAGTTCCGTCGCCATGCTCTGCGCCGAGATCCCGCCGCCCCAGAAGGACTCGCCGATCTCGTCGTAGATGAACACGTCGGCGGCGGATCCCTGCTTCTCCTCGACCGCGTTGCGCGGGTCGATGCGGAACCAGGGCCGCGCGTGCGCGGGTCCGGTCATGACTCCTCCTTGGGGGTCGTCGTCGCGCCGCTGAAGAAGGCGGCGACCTGGTCCTGCACGGGCGTGCGAGGAGCGGGGAGAGGACGGGGCTCGTCGCCCTTGACTGGCAGGCGGTACTTCTGCCGCATGAACGCCTCGAGGTCCTCGTCGGGCTCGATCGCGCCCGAGTCGAGGAGCAGCTTGAGCGCCTCGGCGGTCGCGGGCGCCTCGGAGCCGATCTTCTTGAAGACGATCCGCGGCGCGGGCTCGGTCTCGCCGAAGTTCAGGTCGACGAGGTCCTCTACGACGTGCTGTTGCGTCACGTCGGCGATGTGCTGAGCGACCGCGTTGAGGGAGTCGGTGAAGAAGTTCGCGAACGTCGATCCGAGCGCCCAGGATCCTGTCTGCGTCCCGAGGTTCAGGAAGTGAGCCAGGACCGCGCGGGCGATCTGCTCGTCGTGGTACCGGATGGGGTCGTCGGTGTCGGGCAGGGTGCCGGTGACGCCCTTGAACTCGAACGTCGCCCCGTTGGGGATAGAGGCTCCTGCTGCCTCGCCGGCGCGCGCGGCCTTCGCCATCGCCAGGCCCGCGTCCTTCTCGGACTCGCGGTAGCTGATGATCTGGTCGACGTCGGCACCTTGAGGGGCGTCGGCGCCGGTGTAGACCGGCACGCCGAGGCCATTGCGCTCGGCCGTCAGCGCCTGGACCCGCAGGATCCGGTCCTTGAGGAGCCAGTTCTTGTACGCCGTCCGCAGGATCGAGCGTCCGAGCCAGTTCCCGCCCTCGCGATCGTTCACGTAGGCGACGAGACGATCGACAGGGATCTTCACCGGCTCCTTGCCGGTCCGCCCGTACTGGGTGATCGACACCAGGCCGCCGTCTTCAGCGACTTCGATGCTTTCGATGGTCCGCGGCGGGCGCCACGCGAGCTTCGCGAGGCGCGCCTGGCCGTTCTCGAGCTTGTAGACCTGCTCGAAGAAGCTGTGCCCGAAGGGGAGCTCGAGCAGTGCGAGCCGCAGGTGCTCACCCCACGAGAAGCGCCCCTTCGTCCGCAACGGCGCGGCCGGCGGTCGGCCCATGACGGGCAGGTTGAAGTCCGCGGCGATCTGATCGACGACCTCGGGGCGGGCGCCGGCAGGGTCCACCATCCACTCGGCCGACATGATCGGGAACATGACCGCTCGGAGCACCGAGCCGACCTGCGCGTCCTCGGTGCGCATCCGGTCCTGGACCTCGATGCTCTTCGGCCACTGCCAGTCCGGGTTCGTCTCGTGCTGCTCGTCACCGAGCATGGTCCAGGTGGCGAGGGCGCCCTTCTGGTAGCCGATTTCGGCCATGTGAGCCCCTTCCTAGAATCTGGCGGTCGCCAGGTTGACCTCGGCGCGCTCGGAGGCGTCGCGAGTGACGAGCTCGGCTTTCGGCGGTGGCGGAGCGATGGCCTTCGGTGCCGGTGGCGTGAGCGCCTCGAGGGCGTACAGCGCGGCAGTCATCGCGCACAGGCCGGCGATGTCGACGGGCAGCGACTTCCGCCGCGACCAGGCCTCGTTCTCGCCGTAGTCGGTGACCACGCCGCCCTCGACCGCGATGTCGATCTCGGGCTGCTCGACGACGACGACGTCGCGGTCGCGGACGTGGTCGCGGAAGCGACCGGTCGCAAGCGCGAACTGGCCGCCCTCGAGCGCGTGCACGGTCAGCCCCGCCTTCTGGAGGCCGTCGATGAACTCGACCGCGGGGACGCCCTTGCCCTGCAGCGCGACCTCGCGGTGGCCGGAGGCCTTGGCGAGCTCGGCGAGGTAGTCGACGACGCCAGCCCACCCGGGCAGCTTCGTCCGTGCGGTGACGAACGGGCGCCCGCTGCTGGTGGTGACGGCGGCCGCGATCCAGGTCGACTCGCGGTTGTGGCCCATGTCCAGGCCCCACACGGTGCGGGCCCCGGCGGGGATGGTCGCGAAGACCGTGGCGCGGTCATGGTGGAGGGCCTTGAAGTCCTTCGGGTCGATGAAGCTGTCGACGTTCGCGGTCACCCACTGGCACAGGACCTCGGTCCGGAAGCCTGCGTCGGTCATCCCGCGGATGTCGGCGAGGACCGCCGGCACGGTGAGCGGCCCGTGACCGATCGACGGGTTCGCCTGGAGGATCCCGTCGACGTCGTCCTTCGGACAGCCATCGGGCGCCGACCACTCGAAGAGGCCGAGCGACACGTCGCGCGTGTTCGCGTACTCCTCAGCGGAGACGAGGCCGGCGCCGACGTACTCGTCCCAGTCGTCGATGTCGCTGATCCCGGCCTCGCGCTGCTTGATCAGCACGACCGCGCCAGCGTCACCCGCGTTCGAGAAGCCGAAGAGCATGCCGTTGAAGAACGACTTCGACGTCTGCGACACCGCGTTCCACGCAGCCCAGTCACGCTGCTCGCGCATCTCGTCCATGAGGACGCGCGCCGCGGGCTTCCCACGAGCGTTCTTCGCGGCGCGGATCTCGTAGTGCGCTCGGGAGCGCGCGACGATCGCCTCCTTGCCGTTCGTGTCGACGACCTTCGCCGTCGCGTCCTGGAGCGCCTCGAGCGCGAGCTCGGCCTCCTCCTCGGTCTCCGGCTTCGGGTCGCACCAGACCTTCACCGCAGCCCACGGCTCACGGGCGATGTCGAGGTTCTGCGCGACACCGACCACCTTGAACTTCAGCGGCGGCGTCCGGTTCGGGTGCCGCGCGGAATCGACGAACAGCCACCAGGTGGCGAGCACCGACGCGAGCGTCGTCTTCCCCTGCTGACGCGCGACGAGCACGATGACCCGGCGGAACCGGTACGTGCCGTCCTCACGCAGCTCGAGCGCATGGATCAGGAGCCACTTCTGCCACGGGTACAGCTCGACACCGAGGACCGTCAGCGCGAACGCGATGACCTCGAAGCCGAGCGACGTCTCCGGCGTCAGCTCCCGAAGGGGCTTCGTCCACAGGCGCGGCTCCGTCCGGCCGAAGAGCTTCGTCGGCACGGGCACCTCCTCGTCACGCGGTGATGCCGCGCCCCTCCTTGAAGGCCGCGAGCGAGCTGACCTTCTTCGACGGCTCCGGAGCGATGACGGCCGGTTGCTGCGCCGGCGGCTCGGGCGCAGCCTTCTTCCGCCGCGGGCTCGTGTCGTAGAGCTGGTTCGCGAGCTTCAAGTACTGCCGGTACTCGGCCCGCGGCCGCTGGCCGCCGCCGGCGTCGAGCTCGTCGGCGAGCGCGCGCAGCATCTCGACGACGGGCGCCGCCTCCGGCACCTGGACGAGACCGGTCGCTCGGAGGTACCGCGTGAGCGCGGCCCGGTGGAGCCGCGGCGGTGAGGCGTTCGACGTCGCCATGAGCGTCACCCCCCTGTGCAAAATCGCGATCGGGATCCCGGGGAGGGAGGACCACCCCCCGCGGGAGTGGTCCGCCCCCCAGCGAGAGGCTGGATTTTCTGACGGATTCGGCCGGGCGCCGGCCGAGAGGGGCCGATCGGTCACCACCAGTCGGGCATGGGTGCGCCGAGCCCCGGTGTGGGGGCGCGCTTGCCGCGGCTGGTGTTGCAGTGGAAGTGCGCGTGCCGGAAGTTGTTCGGGTCTCGGCGCAGCTCGGGGTAGTCGTGCCAGGACTTCGCGTGGTCGAGGTTGTGGGAGTCGTCGGTGGTCGACGGCTTGGCCTCGTAGTCGATGGGTGTGTGGCAGAGCCAGCAATCGGCGGCGGGGTCGCCGGCGGCCGCGAGCTGCTTGCCCTCGGTGAAGAAGGCGTCTCGGAGGCGGTGGTCCTCTCGAGTGTTCTCGCGCGGCATTGACCCTTGCCCTCTCTGCTTAGGGAGTGAAACGCTTCTGCCTTGTCCAGAAGTCGCCTTCCCAAGGCGCTAAGTCAATCAACTCCTGCGCTCGGCCGACGGCACCATGAAGAGTCGCCGCGTCGATGGGGACAGAAGCATCGGTGCCTCTCTCGTCAGCCACGGATATCCGGTCGTCAAGGTAGGTGATACCCACCATTGGCGACTGCATCGGCTCAGTACCTTCGCCGAAGCTAATAAGCTCATTGCCTAGAAAATCCGTTCGGGTTGGTCGCCCATGGCGTCCTTCTCGAAATCGCCGCTGTTCGAAGTGGTGCAAGGTGTTCCGAACTGCGTTGAGGTCCGGCAAGGCCGCGTCCCACTTATCGATGATTGCTTGCGCAGGCTCGATCCAGCGCGCAACTCGTTTCGCCATCTTCCGATGGTCGTCGAGCGAAAAGACGAATGCCTTGGCGTACATAGTTTTGGCCGCCGACCAATACTCCGCATTGAATCTACCTGCAGCGATGAGCTGAGCAGTTTTGTTGCTTTCTTGCTCCGCTAGCCACCAAAGAAAAGGGGGCCAGCGCAGAAAATCTCGATCCTGCGTGGGCGCCATGAAGTGCTTCGCCTCTTCTGGCCGTTCGTCTTTGAATCTGATCAGATCAGCGCGTGACCGCTCATCCCGCTCTCGTTGCTGCTGGCCCCAATCCCGAGCAAAGGGGGTGATCGAGGCGCCAGACTGCTGACGCCTCGTGAAGCTAGTGGCCTCTGCCGCGCGGGTGAAGCCATCCAGGGCGATCGACGTCTCTAGGAGGCTGTCCTCGATGGCGTCGAACGCCAATTCGAGATTGTGCGCTTCGGCATGGCTGCGGGCGATTGAGGTGCTGGGATAGACGAGACGCACTGCTTGCATGGGCTGACCGTATCGGGTGATGCGGGCGCCGTGCCGTGTGTCGACGGCTGTCGGCGCCCGCCCTGGTGACCCGTGCTGCCCGAACCCGGAGGGTCAGTACCGGGCCGGGGCCGGAAGGGTGCGACCCCGGGAACGACGAAACCCACCGGGCCGCTGTGCGGTGGTGGGTTTCGTCGTGATCATTACTCTGGCGGGCCTCACACCGTGCCTGTCAAATCTTCGGGGCAAATCGGCTCGATTTCTGGTTGAGGATCGACCGGCGCAGCCATGCGGTGAGCTCGGCTTCGTCGATCTCGACGTGCTGGTCGCTGATGCGGCGGTGGGGCATGCCGTGGCGCATCCACCTCTGGATTGTCCAGCGGGAGCGGCGCACTCGGCGTGCTGCTCCGCGGACCGAGTACACCTCCTCGGTCATGCGGCGGCGGCCGCCGGCGGCTGGTGGCAGGTGCAGGTGCAGTCGGTGGGCTCGTCGGCGTCGTAGTCCCATGCGTCGCTGTTGCACGCGGGGTGCTTCCCGACGACGCACTCCGGGTTGAGGGGTCTAGGCACGGTCAGTCTCCGGTCCGATGCAGTCGGGGCACCAGCAGGGACCCTCGTCGAGCGCCCCGGTGCTCGCGAAGCGGGCGGCCTCGTCGTGCCACTCCTGCCAGCTGGTGGCGAGCTCCTCGACCTCGTCGGGAACGGTGGCGGGTTCGAGTGTTCGCGGGTCGCCGGCGGCGATGTGGAAGCCGATGACGGCGGCGGCCGCGGCGGCGATCGCGGCGAGGGTGAGCAGGGTGGCCTTCATGCGGGGGCTTCTTCGGTGAGGACGTTGTCGGTCTCGACGTCGGTGGCGGGGGTCCACTGGCAGTAGTCGCAGCGGATGGTCTCGACGTCGTCGACCGTGCGGGTGATGACGAGGCGTCGCTCGTCACAGACGGGGCAGGAGACGGTGCGGGGTCGGACGGGCGGCGGGTCGATGGGGAAGCGGCCGCGGATGATCCGGATCATCTCGGCGAGCTCGTCGTACCAGACGACGATCGTGTCGAGGGCGGCGATCTTCGGGCCGTGGCCGAGCTCGAAGCGGATGAGCTCGGACAGGAGGACGTCGGCCTTGCCGAGGTCGGTGTCGCGGGGGAAGCCGGGGACGTCCTCGTCGCGGCGCCACCGGTCGAAGAGGAACGCGGGCGGGGCGACGTGCAGCTCGCGGGCGTGGTTCTTGACGACGTCGGCGAGCTGCCCGAAGAAGATGTCGGTCGCTTCGACGGCCTGCTCGTTGAACGGGAGCCGCCAGGTGCGGGACGAGTCGACGCGGTCGGACTGGGCGAGGGAGGAGCCGAGCCCCGGAGTGCGGAGAGTGAACGCGTAGAGGACGAGTTCGTGGCCGTAGCGGAGCCAGTACCGGATCCGGGAGTAGCAGGGGCCGCAGAGGTGACCGTAGCGGGCGGCGGCGGGGTAGCAGCCTCGGCAGACATCGGTGCCGGGGCAGTCGTCGGCGTGGATGTCGCGGGCGGCGTGGAGGCGGGCGCAGGGGGTGATGGTAGGCGCGGCGTCGAGGAGGGCGAGCTGCTGCAGGGTGGTCATGGTGGGGTCCTTCCTCAGAACGGGGGCGTGCTGCTGGGTGGGGTGTCGAGCTCGTCGATGGAGACGTCGCCGATGTCGGCGAGGGTGGTGGGGTAGCGGGCGCCGCACTGGTGGGCGGGGAGGATCGCGATCGCGTAGGGGGTGTGTCGGCGGAGGGTGATCGCCCAGCGGCGGGAGAGCCGGTAGGTGCCGACGATTGTCTTCTCGAGGAGGTAGGTGGGCCGGTCGAGGATGGTGCAGGCGACCTCGTCGAGTGGGGTGATGGGGGTGGGGTCGACGCGGGCGGGGCCGAGGAAGACGCCGTCGATGTCGTCCCAGTCGTAGATGAAGACGGGCTCGGAGCAGCGGGGGCACTGGTCGGGGCGGGGCTCTTCGGGGCCGCGTCTCATGGCCGGCTCCGGGGGTTGCAGTGACCGATATCGGTGCTGGTGACGTTGAGGCTCCCTGCGCGAGTAACAGGAGTTCCCTTAGTTCCATCAAAGAGCTGCGTCATGCTGAAATATCGGTCACTATCGGTCACTGAGGGGTTGAAAGGCCTGGTTGTCTGCGATTTCGGGCAGTGACCGATCGGGAATTGGTCGGTCACTTTCGGTCACTTTCGGTCACTGGGTGGGCGGGGTGGCAGTGACGGATCGAGTGACCGTCCAGTGACCGATCGGCGAGGGTCAGAATCCGGTCCACGGCGAGCCCTCCTTCTGCTGCTCGGCGTCGCTCTCGTCGCTGTAGAGGGTGACGTTGGTGTAGAAGCGGCGGCCGTTGGAGCGGGCCTCGCCGACGGCGAACTCCTGCCGGAGGCGCCGGCCGAACGCCTGGCCGACGAGCTCGTCCTCGTGCTCGGAGCGGCACCACTTCGAGTACTCGCGGCGCAGCTCGGCGGTGTCGACGCGGACGTACTCGCCGCCGCCGATGCGGCACCGGTCTTCCATGAACCGGGCGAGGTGGTCCTCTTCGGCGGCGTAGGAGGCGGTCGCCTCGCGGACGGCCGCGGGGGAGCCGAGGCCCTCGCGGACGGCGTCGGCGTAGCCGCGGACAATCCACGCAAGGATCCCGGGGCCTTCGTCGCGGGCGAGGATCGACTGCAGGTCGTCGACCTTCTCCTCGTCGGTGATCTGGTGCTCGAAGGGAATGAGGCGCAGGCGCCGCCAGAACGAGAACCCGCCGGACGCGACCGCGGGCTGGTGGTTGCCCATGAGCCAGAGGGTGTGGGTGGGCTCGAAGGTGAAGAAGTCCTGCCGCATGAACCGGGCCTTGATGCGGTCGCCGCCGGTGAGGGCCTTCATCTTCGCTTCGTCGAAGCGGGTGTTCTCGTTGACCTCGGACGCGACGACGAGGCGGCGGCCTTGGAGGTCGGCGAGCTCGGTCTCGTGCTTGTCGCGGCCGGCGAGGAGGAACCCTTGGGGGGCGGAGGTGGCGTAGTCGCCGAGGACGCGCATGAGCGTCTCGAGGAACACGGTCTTCCCGTTCTGGCCGCCGCCGTGGAGGAACGGGAGGACGTGGTGGGCGGTGTCGCCGTGCGCGGTGATCCCGGCGAGGCGCTGCATGAACTGGATGAGGGGCCGGTCGGACTGGAAGGTGACGTCGAGGAACCGGTCCCACTGGGGGGTGGGGAGGTCGAAGTCGACGGTGACGGCGGTCTGGCGGGTGTGCATGAGGGTGGGGTGGGGTTGGAGGATCGCGCCGGTCGCGAGGTCGATGACGCCGTTGGGGGTGTTGAGCTGGCCGTTCTGGGTGTCGAAGGTGTCGGCGGTGGTGCGGATCTCGTTGAGGCCGCGGAGGATGCGGACGCTGTTGGTGAGGGCGCGGGCGGCGAAGGACTTCTTCTTGTGCTGGTGGAGGGCGGGGGCGTCTTCGGGGAGCGCGCGAACGGTGTCGAGGGCGGCGGCCATGGCGGGGGCGTCGTCGGGGGCCATGACCCAGCGGGTCCCTTCCCAGGCGGCCCACTTGCCGGTGTCGGTGACGTAGCGGAGGCGGCGGGCGTGGCGCTGCATGGTGAGGTAGGCGTTCCCGGTGTCGGTGAGCGCTTCGGTGCCGGAGGAGATCGTGGAGGGCTGGAGCGCGGCGGTCCCGTCGGTCTGCGGTGCGGCCGGCGCGCTGCCGCTGTTGCTGGTGGCGGGGGTGGGTGCGCGCTGCCCGTCGATCTCGTCGGTCCACCACTTCAC